GGCTGGCCCGAAACCTTCACGGTCTGGCGTGCGCTGCGAATTACCCGCGCATTGGTCAGGAAGCCCGTGCCCTCGGCGTTGTCAATTTGGACCTCGCCAATCAGGTTGATGACGCTTGCCCAGGAAATGGCGCCGCCATTGGTGCCCATGGCCACGCTGCCGATGCCGGAGGTGTTAAGAATGCCGCGCGGGACGGGTGCCGTGCCGCTGCCTGAGATGGCCGCTTGGTCAACCGCTTCCGCAAGGATAGCCGCGAAATCCGCCCGCACCAGCGCTTCAACATCCACACTCGGCTGTTGCAGCATGTTCCTGGAGAGTTCGGTCAAGGCGCCGGCATGTTTCGGCGTCAAGCTCACTTTCCGGAATTCATGGTCTGCAGGGGTCAAGGCGGTGTTTTCGTTCACCCAGCCGGCAGTCCCGGAAGTCTTCAAGCCCGGAATGTCCAGATTGCCTTGCAGGCCCGTCAGCACCCGCGCCCCAAGGCGCCTTGTGACAAGGGCGTTGCGCAGCCGGTCAATGAATTGCTGCCCGGCCAGGTCGGTTTGCACCAGGTTAGAACCAGGCCCGCCCGCTGGGGTGGTGGAGGTGAGCACACGCTGTTCGATGGGGTCATGGAAGACGCTCATCGGCACCGCCATGCCCTGGAAAGGGCGACCGGCGCGGCGGGCGATTTCCGCCGAAAGTTCAAGCTCGCGTCCCGCGTCAACGCCTGGGATGCCCGCTTGCGACGCAATCGCCTTTGTGAGGCTGAAGCTGCGAAGCTCACGGTCGAGATTGCGGTCACCCGTGCCGCCGTAGGGCTGGCCCGCCATGCGGCGTTCGGCGTCTTCCAGGGCAGCTTGGCGACCGATTCGCGCCTCCAGCCCGTCAAGTTCGCCTTTCAGGGTGTCAAACCGCTGCGCAGCATCCGGCGCCATATCGGCGTCTCCGGCGGTTTCATTCAGTGACCGCATTTCACCCGCGATTGCAGCGCGGCGGTCCAATAGTTTCCTGAGACTCATTGTAAAAACTCCATCATGGGACGCGACGCCATCGCGGCGTTGCTGGTTGAATGCGGGGCAATCCATCATGGGACGCTGCGCCATCACGGCGCTGCCATGCCCGCCCGCGCGGGGCATTACTCTGCCTCTCCATTCAAGGCTGCCCATGCGCCAAGCACGGTCTTGAGGCCGAATGTAACAGTAGTTTTACGGTCGCCACCTTCGGGAGCGTCCAAGTATTGGCCCGCCTTAACCTGTTCAACGTCCGCTATGAATCGGAAGGCGTAGGCGTCTACCCAACCGCCTTTTGTGTGGCGCTCAATCTTGATTGAAGCCGTCGCAGGCCAGCGGCCAAGCTCGACAACCAAGCGAATGCTCGAATCGCTTCGCGCAAAAATGGCAGCAATTTGTTTGCCATGGGCTTCCTCAAGGTATTGCCGAAAGACGACGACCAATTCCGGCGCGCTCTCGATCAATTCCTCGAGAGCTTCACCAAAAGTCGGGGCAGCTTGCAGCCGGGCAAAGACATCCTCGAAACTGTCCGTCTCCGAAACGGAATACCATTTCTTCAAGCTCCGAAATTGCGGCACCGCTTGCAGCGCTTCCTTGGTGCTTTCCGCCGCATTCGCCGCGATAATCAGATTTGCCGCGTCGCGCGCCGTCATGCTCGCCGCCCCCACCCCCCGCTTGGTGGTGGTGATGAAACCGGCTTCCCTAATTGCCCGCGCGCAATGTTCCACGCTGGCCCGGTCCCGGCCCGAAGTCTTCGAAACTTGGTCAATCAATTGGGGTAGGCGCGCCATAGCTCAATCTCCTGTCCATTGTGTTTATCTCACACAATGGGCGGCGTCAAGCATTTTGTGCGATGCGCAGAATGGGGCGGCAGTGCCGCCCCGCCGCACGCTTAGGCCACGCTTGGGGCTGGTTTTTCCTTGGCGTCCATTATCGCCTCCAGCGCCGCCTTCGCTTCATGCGCGGCGCGCGAAAGGTTCATCTGAATGAAATCGAGTGCCGATTGCGCCTTTTCGTCCAGGTGCTCACTGACGCAAAAATACATCAGCGCGTCCAGGCCGTTGCAGGTTTCCTGCAAAGCATCGTGAACACATACCAGCGTCGGGACGCTAGCGGCGGGCGGATTCGGGGTGTTAGATTGGCTGTCAGCCATGATTGCGGACTCCTCAGAGGTTCGCGTTGTGGTTAGGCCGGGCAGGGTGTTTCAGCACCTTGTCCGGCTGCCTGAGACTACGGGATGGCATGGCCGCCCGGCAAGTCATTTCACGCCGCCATCCATCCGATATTGTCGAAATTCGGCGCCGCTGGTTCCCGCGCCGCCAATCCAACCGCCGTCACCGCCGCAACCAAGGGGTCTATCCGGCCCTTGGCGCGGTCCTTGGCAAGTTTCCGATTCCCTGCCGGGTCCGTATCAATAACCGCATTGGCCACGCTCCAGCGCAGCAACGAATTCCCACCATGCCGGAGTGTGCCGTCAAGCACCGCCTGTTCGAAGGCCCGAATGCTGGGGCTTTGGTCCTTGAAGCCGGCGCCATGCGGGCGGAGAGATAGGGGTAGGCCCTCCCGCTCAAGCACCGCTTGCAGGTCAGAAAGTCCCCAGCGGTCGCAGGCTATGCCGGCAAGCTCCAGGCCCTCAGTCTTTTCCGCAATCCAGGTCAGCAACGAAACGCGGTCTATCGCCTTGCCGGGTAGCGGCACCACATACCCAAGTCTCTGCCAATCGCGGTATGGCGCGCGGTCCTGTTGTTCCTTTGGCCCAATCTGGAGTTCCGGCAGAAAGGCCCAAACCCTCATGGCGCCGGTCTCTGGCCAATACAGGGCGAAGGCTGAAAGGTCCGCCGCGCCGCTGGCCAAGTCCAGGCCGGCAAAGCATGGCCCGCGTGGTTCGGCTTCACCGCTGCAAGCATCCCACTCGGCCCGCCCAATGAAACGCTCATCGGGGGCAATTGGTTGATTCAGCACGAAGGCCCGGAAACTGCTTTCCATGCTGGGCAGCTTTTGCGCTTGCATCGCTTGGACGCGAATATCCGCAAGTCGCACCTCATCAGCATCAGGATTCGCCGCGCGCCATGTCGCCTCATTCCATGGGTCTGCCTCCAGCGGAGCGGAGAAAATAGCCGAGAGAAATGTCGGGTCTGAAATGGTGCCGTCCGCCACCTGGTTCCCGTAGCCGATCAATTCCTCTAGCGGGTTGTCCGGGTCCGGTGACCGCGTGGAAATCGCAATCAGCAAAGGTTCCGCATGGGCGCCTTGCCCGGTGCGCAGCGCGTCCAATAATTCCCGCCCGCGCCATTGCGCGACCTCATCGCAGATTGCCACGGTCGGGCTCAGGCCGTGCGCTTTGCGGTGATCAGCCGATAGCGCCTTGAAGGTGCTGCCCGTGACAACATCCTCGACGGTTTTGTTGTAGTCCCTGAATATCAGCCGATCGGCAATGTCTTGGTCCGCTAAAGCGAAGGCCCGGAGCTCGGCGTATAGGATGGCAGCCTGGGCACGGTCCGCCGCTGCGCTCACAATCTGCCCGCGCGGCACGGCCTCCGGCCCGCATAAATGGCACAAGGCCAGCGCCGCGCTTAGGGTGGTTTTGCCGCCCTTCCTGCCCATGCTGATTAAGGCCGTCCGCACGGGGCGCCGGCCCGTCGCGTCTTCCGCATAGGTCTGCTCCAGGATGGCCCGTTGCCAGGGCCGCAGGGCGAGTTTCTGGCCCGCCTGGGCGCCACTGGTAATGGTCAGGCACCCTAACCAGCCTATAACCCGTTCAGCCCGCGTAGCGCCGCCGCACAGGGTTTCCGGCATAGGTTCGGCGCGCATGTGTGCCGCCCGTGCTGGTTTGGCTCCAGGCCCGCGCTTACCCATTGCGGTGCCCCCGGGGAACAATAGGGAAACTAACCACTTTTCCGACCCCCATGCGGTCTTGCCCCCGCAGCCCTGAGAGATTTTCCATTGATGAATTGCCCCACCAGTGCGACGGGTCGCGTGGCGTGCCGTCCGGCTTGCAGCCGGGCAGCCTGGGCTCTGCCGTGCCGCGCCGCCTGTTGTGGCATTCAATGCAGCGCCCAACGAGGTTCGTCAGGCTATCACTGCCGCCTTGTGATCTGGGGGTTACATGGT